CAGGTGTTGATGACGTAGTTGACCGCGATGCTCTGCGGGATGTAGCCGCGATCCTGAACGCGGATGGGATTCGTCGGGTCCGCTGCAGCACTGACCGCGATCGTCGGTTGCTTGCGGCCGGTGTCCTTCTGGTAGTCGCGCTTTTTGTAGTCCTTCAGGTAGGTCAACTTGCAGCCCAGCTCGATCTGGGTCTGGCGGGAGAAGGGATCCGCGAACGACGACAGCACCCGCAAGCGACGGGGGAAGCGCGAGAGCCAGCCGTTTTTCTGATAGGCGAAGTCCACGACCTGCCCCAAGGTCGGCTGGTAGATGCCGTCAAGCGTGACCGATCCGCGGCAGTAGATCAGCCCGTTGCCTTGCACATAGGAATCTGACAGGCTGCCTTCGATGATTGGGCCGAGGTTACAGAAGACGTTGGCGCGAATGTCAATCGTCATCGGACCAATGCTTGGGTCAGGTTCACGGTGTAACGGGTGGCCTTGGCCCCACCGTCAATGATGACCTCTCCCGTGGCCTCAGGCGGGCTGATGGGCCAGTAGGTGCCGGCTGCTGGGGTCGTCTGCACAATGGCCTCGTACCACGTCTGTAGGGCCGACCAGCCGGCCGAGGTGGTGGTGCCGACGACCTTCCGCAGCTTGGTCGCGGCCAGTGGGCCTTGGACATAGTGGCGACCGCCGGCCGTGAGCTGTAGGTTCGGTGCGTCCTGATAGCCGACGGGCTCCTCGATCAGCGTCAGGGTGCAGCTGCCGAGCGTGAGGGTGCCGTAGGCGGGCCTGCTGGCCTCCTCCGATTGCCGGCCCTTCTCCTGTTCCCGCAGCAGCACCGCCAGGGCCTGTGTGGCATCGACGAGGGTGAAGGATGCCTGAACGTAGGCGCCGAGCTGCTCACCGGCAGGAGCTGACACGAACCAGCACGCGACCGATGACCATGACTGGCCAAAGCCATCGGCGGTAAGACTGACGGTGGTGCCGATGGTGCCCGATAGGGCGGTGTCCTGATCCTGGATTCGTGCATCACGCCAGGTGTCGTAGACGCTGAGGAGTGCGGTCCACTGGGCTTTGGTGAGGAGGCCAGAGATGGACCAGAAGCGCGAGGTAAGACCTTGCCGTGCATCACCTTCGTAGCCGAACGGCTGCGCGGTGAGATGGGTGCAGGAGAAAGCGCCGATGGTGACGGTCATTGGAGGCTGTTGACAGTGTTCACGGTGGCAGCCCCGCCGGCTTCGTTGGTGACGTTGACCTGAACCGACCAATCCTTGTTTGCCAGCTCACCGATGGAGCCTTCAAGGGCACTGATCCGATCAACCAGGGCGGTGTTGCTGTTGCTGATGTTTTCAGCAGCGGTCAAGGATGCCTTGCTGTTCTCTTGGATTGGTGCCGGGTCGATCTGGATGGAATCCAGGAAGGCGCGGAAGCCGGGCTGCTGCTGCACCTGCGGCAGTGGCAGGTCATCGGCCGCCGCGGCCCGGCGCTCCTGCTCGAGCTGCTGCCGGCGAAGCTCGAATAGCTGGGTCGCCCCCGTGATCTTCTCTGCATTGATCTCCCGGACCAGCGCCCGTTCCTGCTGCGCCAGCCTCAGGGCCTGTTCTGCCGCTTGGATTTCGGCCGGGGCCCCTTTAGCCTGTGCCTGCGCCAGCTGAGCCCTTGCGGCGATCTCTCCGCGTTGAGCAGCCAGGTCGGTGATCCTGCCTTCTAGGTCAAGCTGCTTGAGTTGCGCTTCAAACTCGGCCTGCTGCGCCCGGGCTTTCAGGTCGAAGCTCCGGCGTTCGAGCTCATCACGCTTGAGCTGGAACTGCTCCTGGATGGCGGCCCGGGTGCGGTCGTTGGTGACGCCTTCTAGGGCCCGCTTCTCCTGGGCATTGAGCAGGGCCTCTTCGGTGCGGAGCTTGGCATTGGCTAGGTCGGTTTCGGCCTGTGCGATCTGGCCGGTCAGGTCGAGGCGTGCTTGGTTGAGCTTGAGGGCAGCGGACTGGGTGTCGACGTTGAAGGTATCGGGCCGGATTTCGGCGACGGCAGCAGAGGTGCCCTTTGCGGCATCGGTGGCAGCCTGCAGGGCCTTTTCCACGATGGGGATTTCGCGGCCCAGCTCCTGAAATCGAAGGGTGCCGATGCCGACCTTGTTCTGCTCAGCCCTAAGGGCTTTGAGCCTTTCGTTCAGGCTGTCAATGCTGACGATTACCGGTTTCACGGGATCAGCGCCACCGGTCTGCGGCTTTGCGATCAGCTCGACCGGTTTGGTCTTCTTGCCGAACAGCGAATCCAGGACAGGTTTCAGCGTCTTTCCTGCTGCTGTCAGGCTGTCGGTAGCGAGTTTGGCGCCGCCAAGGCCTTTGATCAAAGCCTCAAGGGCCTTGAGTTGCGTCGGGCCGAGTCCACCAAAGCCGCCGAGGTTGGTGGCCTGAGCCTGTCCTAAGGCCTGCCTGGCCTCACGGGATCGAATCGCAAGCGATGCCAGTTCCGCCAATCCAGCGACGACCGGCTTAACCAGTGGCAGGATTCCTTGCCCCAGTTCGGTCTTTAGTTCAGTGAAGGCGTTTGTGAGCTTGCCGATGGCCTGTGCTGCGGTCGGTGCGCTCGACGGGCCGCCGTTGATCTGCTTGAGGCCAGCGGTGAAGGCAGGGAAGAACTCCTTACTGGTGAGCTTGCCGGACTCAACAAGCTTGATCAGCTCCTGCTGAGTCACGCCAAGACCTTTGGCGGCGGCTGCAAACGCGACCGGCAGCCTCTCCCCAAGCTGCCCGCGCAGCTCCTCCATTGAGACGGTACCTTTGGATGCGATCTGCTGCAGCGCCAGCAATGCGCCTTCTAGTTGATCGCTGGTCAAGCCAAAGTTAGTGGCTGATTTTGCTACTTCAGTGAATAGGGCTTGCTGCTGATCCAGTGGCACGTTTGCAGCTGTTGCAGCCGCCGTAAAGCTTGAAAATGTGCTGGTTAGCGTCTTGAATGACAGGCCAAGTTCGTCTGCAAGGCCTTTGGTGAAGGCCAGCGCCTGCGCTGCACCCTGTTCGCCCAGCGTAATGCTCAACCGACGGGTTACGGACTCCAGTTGGATGGCCTCTTGGGCCCCCTGGCGGAAGAACTCACCAAGGGCAATGACACCAAGACCACGCACGAGGCCGCCAATCTGCCCACGGATGGCGCCGATAAATGCCTGCTGTTGCGCTGCGGCTGCCGCCTCGGCGTCTGCCCGTTGCTTGGCTGCGGTCTTGGCAGCCTCGTTCAGCCGTCGGATCTGCTCGATTCGCTGCTGGGTTGCCTGCTTCTCCGCCTCAACCGCTGCCCGTGCCGCCTGCTTGGCCAGCGTTGCCTGCTCCCGCGCGGCGGCCTGCTGCGCCTCCAGCGGTGACCGTGCCGCCGACTTCAGTGCCGCTTCAGTCTGCGCGATCTCCTGCCGTAGCTTCGCAAACGCACCGCTGCCGATCTCAAGGCCTGCCAGCTGCGCCTGCTGATCCTTCAGTTTCTGCCGCAGCGCATCAATGCTGTTGGCGACCTTTGTGGTCTCCTGCTGTGCCGTTTGCCCGAACTGCTGCAGGGCCTGCTGGGCACCGGCCTGGTCGACCTTGATGCCTAGTACGACCTCGCCGAGGGAGTCTGCCATGGCCTAGCTTGCCGGCAACCTATGGCATGACCTCAGCTCTTGCCGCCGTCGCTAATGCTTCCGTCACCTTTGACGTAGCAACGACCGGCACCGTTGTCGATCCCTTCACCGGTAATGTCCTGCCTCGCACCGAGACCGTTACGGTTACGTGCTACCTGCGGCAAGGCTCACCCGCGATCACTGACCTCGCTGGTGTCAACGTGGCCGGTGATACGTTCTCAGGCTATGCCGTGGCACCGCAGGCACTCGATGCCAGGGTGGTGCCGGGGACGCTTGGGATGCTGACGTTTGCTGGGCAGACGCCAGCCCGTTGCGTGGTGCAGGAAGCCCGCGGGCCGTATGGCACCACCGGCCTGATCGGTTCGACGCTGCAGCAGGTGCTGGGCGACAAGCTACAGATTGTGCGCTATCGGCAGCAGGCATGAACCTGACGGTCACCACGACATTCAACCCGGGCAACCTAGACCCGTCGCGGTTCATTGCCCGTAGCGCCGAGATCCTGCGGGCCTATGACTCGGTGATCTTCCCGGCGTTTAAGGAGGAGATCAAGGCGGCACAGTTCAGCTGGCCGAGGGCAACGAGGCGCCGCGGCAAGAAAGGGGAAGCCCCATACACCGTCACCAGCCCGCGGGATATTGTCGACACCGGCGATTTCCTTAGCTCGCAATTCCGACGGCAGGAGGCCCCGCTGAGCCTGAGGCTGACCTACACGTGGGGCGGCAGAGGCACCGGCGTCAACTATGCCGGCTACATCTTGACCGGGATTCCAGCAAGGGGCTATCCGGGCCGGGATTGGATCAAACCCGTCTTCACGGATCACCCCCTCGATCGGTTCTTTGCCACGAACTGGCGGCGGCTTGCAGGTGCTCCCAACAAGCCACCGCGGGCCTAAGGTCAGGCGATCGTAGCGACCGTCAGGACCGGCGCCGTATCGCCCGAGCTGAACACCGACGCATCGTCGATGGTCAGCGTATCGCCCACCACGAAGTTGTTGCCACCAGAGACGATCGTGACGGTCTGGATCACGCCCGAACCATTGACGGTCGTGGTCGCTGTTGCCCCGCGGCCCGACGCTTGGCCGGCCTTTGGTGTCACCGGCACCAGCGGCACCGCCGAGGCAGCAGCCGCCAGGCCAAGGCCGCCATTGGTAACGGTCAGCGTCGCAATCGAGTCGCCCTGCTGGTATTTGTAGTAGACGCCATAGCCGTTGAGGGTGCCCGACACCTTGGCCACGTTGCCGGCCTGAATGTCTTCCGACAGTCCCGACACCTGCACGACCGCCGCGAGGATCTCCGGATCGTCGTCGCTGCCATCAGTGACGGGCGATTCACGCCAGATCTGCAGGCATGCACCGTTGGCGGACTCCAGGAATGCCCGCTCCATCAGCTTGTAGCCGGCCGAGGTGATGTCCATGTTCATGCCAAACGGCATCGACCACGAGTTGCCCGACACCAGCTGCTTGGCAAAGCCAGCCTCACTGGCATAGTCAATCGCGTTGACGGTGTCAGAGTTGGAGGTGACGCCAACATTGTCGATGTTGATGATTTCGGTCATCGTGGACCGGCTGGTCGGGATGGCGCTGGCCGTAGTGCCCAGCTTCACCCAGAGCCGGTAGTCATAGGCGACGAAGAAGCCCACGGCAAAGGATCCAGAACTGACCTAGCTTGCCCTCAATCGGTCAGCACCTCCCATGGGGTCGGCCGTGAATCGGCATGCAG